GGACCTAAAGTCCACAGCTAGTAGGGACCCCCGACACTCCCTAGCTTGTGCATGGCCCCAACCTAGGCTCTAGCTCATTCACGCCCCAAGGGGCGTCCGGACTTTGTCCGGGTGAGCGGACGACCTCAGTCTGCTAGGGACCATATTGCTAATATGGGTAACCTATCAGATGGTGCACTAACAGGTGAAGATTCCTGCTCTGGACCTAATCTGCGAACGTGGGCATAGCTGTCAGCCATCCCCACCTTGGAGGGCTAGCACCCCGACCCAATGTGAGTTCAAGGAGAACGTCTAACCAAACAGCACACTACTATCAAATCCATCGCTATGAAAACAATGAATTTAATGCAGTGGCTGACATGGTTAAAAGGCGGATTTATTACATTAATCGGGAGTTACTTCCTCAAGTTGGTAGGGCTTGCATTCGCTATTGTAGTGATTGCAGCCTTCCATCTTGTACGAAGCTCCGCTATCATCGGCGCAGCCATTACAGAGCTCAGTGACTTTGGAATGGCGTCCTACAAACACCAGGTCTTTAAAGGTTCGACCTTCTTTAAGAAGATTCGAAACTTCAAGCCGGTGGTGAAGGACATGCGCTGGATGACGGTCGGAGAACTCTCCCGATTGATGATCCGCCTAGTCCGCATCCTTGGGGCTCAACCAGCACTGTGGATGGTCTTAGCGTCAAGACTAACTCGATTGTGGAAGCTTGGTGGAACACGTTTCACCATTAGTTACCTCAAGGAGTGTCGTCTAGCGCTATTGGCTTGGGCTAATCACTCTGCCTATGCCCCCAACCCGGGGGTAAAGGTACGATTGACGTCAAGCGGGATCCCTTGCATCATCCCAAGCGGTCTCCGACCGCGTTCGCTGACTTCGTCAGCGGATAAGATGTTGTTTCGGGGCCTACACACTGTCTTCAACCTCTACAGAGTCATGGACTGGAAGGGCGCGAAACCCGATTTCTCATCTATTACAAATGGGTTTTCTGGTGTTTCGCAAACTCTCTTTTCAGAGGAGATCAGCGCCGTACTAAAGTATTTCTCCTTGCCTACATTCCGATTAGGATATGTAAGCCCTTGGATTAATACATCAGCAGGGCCTAATCACCCCTGGTCCCTCTGGGGTTCAGCGAAAGACATTCTAGGTTATGCCCTCAATATCCCAATACTATTGGTTTATTGTGGGTATGCCTGGACGAGTGGACAACGATGGCTAGCCTTATGGCTGGCCTTCGTGTCACATCTCTTAATGCCGGTTGCTTTAATCCTTTGGTATCGAGGAATGCGATTCCCGTTAGGACGGCTTGCCGTGCTAGCGAAAGATGGAGGAGGTAAGCGTCGAATTGTAGGGGTGGTAGATTATTGGTCCCAATGGGCCCTTAAGTCTCTCCACCTTTACTTATTCGACGTTCTTCGGAAGATTCCCCAGGACGGTACTTTTGATCAAATGGCGCCTATTCGGGCGCTACTTGATTATTCCCGTCTTGGATATCCTTCCTTCTCCTTCGATCTATCGAATGCTACGGATCGCCTCCCAGTTGCATTACAAGAGCAAATCTTAGGGTTGCTATCTGGCTCGAAGATATTAGCTATGTTCTGGCGTCTTTTAATGACACACAGAGCATATGTTAATTCTTCGGCCGGCAGCCTTAAGTATGCTGTTGGGCAACCCATGGGGGCGCTTTCTTCCTGGGCCATATTAGCCTTTACCCACCACATTATTGTGCAGGTCGCGGCGTATCGCTCTGGTTGGAAGGGATGGTTTCCGCTCTATGCCGTTCTCGGTGATGATGTTGTCATCCTCACTCGAGAAGTCGCAAATGAGTATGTGTCCATTATGCGATATCTAGGGGTCCCGATTAACCAAGGTAAATCAATTATCTCGGAATCAGGGCTCCTTGAGTTCGCAAAGCGGGTAATGTCTCCTCACCTAGGTGACTTATCTGCGGTCTCCGGACGTGAGCTATTACGCTTCGTTCGTAGCCGTGCACACACCATCAATCTGTTTACACATTTGATGAATCTAGGATTTGTCGTATTCCCCTACCAGGGTTTAGAGATGGTCAAACGACTGGGGTCCGACTTACGTCGATTTCCCCCGTCGATTGTCCTTGCGAGCGCTTACGTTCGCAGCCGTTTATCAGGAGCATGTCGTCTTCCGTCCAGCGCATGGCCAGATGAATGGTTTCGTTTACTCCATGGATCGAAAGTTCAGGCGTCCACTGTTGCTACAGTAGACACCGCTTGGTTGACCGAATCGGTCCAACAAGCGTGCCTGGTCTTTCGCGGCCGCGCCCTTAGTCAACTTCAAGCATACCTCTCTTCGTGGTATCGCTATCCGTTGTTTAAGGGAACGCTCGGTGGGATTCTCTCGATCCCATTGTTGCTCATCTCCCCAGCTCCATGGTCACATCTCCTCGCACTCTCTTCTGCGGTTATACATGCTCGAATGTGGGCTTCTAAGCTCTCACTCGAGATGTATACGCAGAAGGAATGGGGGGCTGTGAGAACTGTAGAGGATGGATTACCTCGTTGGCTACTCGAGTTCACGGAGATTCCTCTCCCTGTACTCGAAGCCGAAGAGGTATCCCCTCAGACAGCGCGTCAGGCGATCGACGACATACTACGCTACCAAGTCTCGGTATTAAAGATGCATCGTGCCATCTTACGAGACGAGGCGTGGTATAATGCCGGTTTCTCGCGCCATATCACACCGTCTGGTTTAGCTCTCCCAGCGCCCCGACACCCTAGCAAGGTGTCCGAGATGCAAGGAGGGGCCTGGTTGTCTCATTATTTTTAATGGGACAGGCTGCGGGCGATGTTACGGTTGGCATATCAACCGCGACG